TGGCGCCCAAGGAACACAGGGCGTTCAAGGAGTCCAGGGAGTACAAGGAGTACAGGGCACCCAAGGAACTCAGGGTCTTCAAGGACACGGAGACCGTTACCAAACTTCTTCTTCTTCAGTACAGACAATTACAAACACTGGTGCTCTCTCACTAACTATTGAAGCAGGGCTTTCATATTCAGTTGGTCAAGATGTAGTAATTGCCTACGACGAATTTAACTTGATGCATGCCAATGTATCTTCATACAACTCAAGCAATGGCGTTCTTGGCGTCAATGTAAAAGACTCAGTTGGTTCAGGGTCACACTCTTCATGGACAGTAAATCTTGATGGTGCAACTGGTATCCAAGGTGTGCAGGGTGTACAAGGTCTACAAGGCGTACAAGGTACGCAGGGCACTCAGGGCACACAGGGCGTCCAGGGCACACAGGGAACCCAAGGCACTCAAGGTACACAAGGTGTACAAAGTCTTTCTATTCAAGGTACACAGGGCACCCAAGGTACGCAGGGTGTACAGGGTATTCAAGGTGTACAGAGCCTTTCAATCCAAGGTACACAAGGTACTCAAGGTACGCAGGGCGTCCAAGGAACCCAAGGCACACAGGGAACTCTTGGTGCTCAAGGTGTACAGGGAACGCAGGGTACACAGGGAACCCAAGGCACTGATGGTGCTCAAGGCCGTGTAGGTGCTCAGGGCACACAAGGAACCCAAGGCACCCAGGGTGTACAAGGAACCCAAGGTACACAGGGTGTACAAGGCGTACAGGGCGTGCAAGGTTTGCAGGGTGTACAGGGACCAGCAAATATCAACAACGCTCACTTATCTGTTGCTTTAGCAACTGCTGCTGTTCTTCCTAACTCACCAACTTATACACCTGGTTCTACTGATGCTTCTGGTGGAACAGGTATTGGTGCAACTTTAGTTGCTACCACCAACGGTCAATTAGTTGTTGACGGAGTAAACGCAACAAATAACCAACGTATTCTTGTAAAAGACCAAGCAACAACAACTCAAAATGGTATCTATGTAGTTACTGCACAAGGTGCTGCAGGTTCAAAGTGGACATTGACTCGTGCTAATGACTACGATGACAGCAGCACTGGTGAAGTTATTTACGGCGACTTTACACTTGTAGTTGCAGGAAACACACATGCTGGTCAGACTTGGATTCAATACAACACTGGTTCTCTTACTGGTGGCGCTATCAAGATTGACACAGACCCAATTCTCTTTACACAGACCACTGGTACTGGTACACAGGGTGCAACTGGTGCTACTGGTGCTGGCGGCGTTATCTCTAACTATGGTTCTTACTACTCAACAGTAGACCAGAACGCTACAACTGGTGGAGAAGCCGTTAAGTTTGATTCAACAAACATTCAAAATGGTGTAACTCTTGTTACAAATGGCACATCTTTAACTCGTGTCACAATGCCAGTAACAGGAACTTATCTCATTGATTTTGCTGGTCAAGTAGCCGTAACAGGGCCAGGAAATAAGCAAGCAAATTTCTGGCTTGTTAAAAACGGCTCAACTGCAGTATCTACTGCTTTTGACTCAGTAGTAACAGATGCAACTCCAACCATTACTGCGTGGACATGGCAGGTTAATGCAACTGCTGGTGACTATTACGAAGTGTTTTGGAATGCAACAAGCACAAACGTATTTTTAAATGCTGTAGCAACAACATCTCCAGTACCAGCAGCGTCAGGCGCTGTTATCCGTGTATCTCAAGTTAATTACCAAGGTATTCAAGGTACACAGGGCACCCAGGGAACTCAGGGAACCCAGGGTACTCAAGGCACACAGGGTGTGCAAGGAGTTCAAGGCGTTCAGGGTGTACAGGGTCTACAAGGCACACAAGGTGCTCAAGGCACAAAGGGAACTGACGGTGCTCAAGGCACTCAGGGTACACAGGGCGTACAAGGCACACTTGGTACAACTGGTGCACAGGGAACTACTGGTGCACAAGGTGCAACTGGTGCTCAAGGCGCTACTGGTGCACAGGGCGCTGTTGGCTCACAGGGTACTCAAGGACTTCAAGGAACTCAAGGCATCCAAGGTACGCAAGGTACACAAGGTGTGCTTGGTACAACTGGAGCGCAAGGTACTCAAGGCGTACAGGGCACTCAGGGCGTACAGGGTACGCAAGGCGTGCAGGGTGTACAGGGCGTGCAGGGTCTCCAAGGAGATAAGTACGCCACAACATCTACTACATCATTTACCTTAGCAAGCAGCGGTGCAAGCCAATCAATTACAGTTGCATCATCTACTCTTGCTTACACTGTTGGTCAAGACATTATTGTTGCCTACGACGTTAACAACGTTCAGTACGGTAAGGTAATTTCTTACTCAACTACAACGCTTACATTTAGTAAGTTGGCATTCATTGGTTCTGGTACTTACGCTTCATGGACAATTAACCTTGACGGTGCTGTTGGTATCCAAGGTACACAGGGAACAGCAGGCTTTGTTGGTTCTAACGGTGCTCAGGGTACACAAGGCGTACAAGGAACTCAGGGTACACAAGGAACGCAGGGCACCCAAGGAACTCAAGGTACAGCAGGTTTTGTTGGTTCTAACGGTGCTCAAGGTACACAGGGTGTGCAGGGTACTCAAGGAACACTCGGTACTCAGGGTGTACAAGGAACTGTAGGAACAGGTACACAAGGAACTCAAGGTGTACAAGGTCTTACTGGCCAAGTTGCCGCTGACCCAACCACAACAGTCTTGCTGTTTGGTGGTATGTAGTTAGTTTAGTAACTCTGTACTGCCACGATGTATCTGGCTGTACTGTGCTGCTTCCTGTAAGAATTTAATGGGACGATATTTACCTGGCTTCAATGTGTAGGTAAAGAACGTCTTCATATTCTCTTCCTTCTTCATTCTGAAATTGAAGATATACCAGTCAACTGGGCAGTTAATGCCTCGTGACTCAACGTCTGCTACAGCCTTTGCTGCCCCTGCTCTGCTTACCATGTATCCTGCACATGACCATTGCTGATAAGAAATACACACATTCTCAGCGCCAATTCCGTGCTGGTCTTCGTTGAATGCAAAGAGCGAATCATCAGGAACAAAGAATGAAAAGAAGTCCCAATCAAATGGCAGTTCCCGCATATACACCTCAAGCACATCTTTAAAGTTCTTACTTACCACAATGTCATCTTCAAAGATGATGAGGGTGTCATAGTCTGATTGTAAGAACCTCTTGTAAGCCATGTAGTTACTGGCCCATACACCCACAACTCCTGCGCTAGGTGGAAAGGTCTCCCCTGGTTGGCAATAGTCTTGTACGGTGTTGACCTTGAACTCTGGGTGAAGATTTACAAAGTTCTCTACTTTATCTGCAGTGTTTAAATACATTGTGGCAGACCCAAGGCGTGGCAAAAAAGAAACGCCCTTAAGAATTCCGCTATAAGATTGATTGCGTAGTTTATTTCCAGTATCAGTATGAAAGACTTCAAAGCAGGCATTGTTTAACATTTAACAAACCACATCTGATAGCCATCTTCTAGGCATCGCATCTCTCCTTCACAAACCTGCATAAAGGCATTGACGCCACGCATAGGCTCTAGGAAAGGCTTACCGCCTTCAGACCATAGGTAATCATCAAAGGCAATAACGCCACCAGGCTCTAAAACCTTAAATGCATTGAGGCCATCAAGAGCAGTCTGCAAAGCGGTGTGGCTGCCATCAATATAGATAAAATTAAAGGTCTTTGTATTTTGGTTAAAAAACTCATCGCTAGTCATCTTCTGCTTAATGACTTTAGGGTGGTCTTTAAAGCGTGAGTCGTAGTAATCCTCAACGGAAGTAAAGTCTAAATGCTCGTGCTGTTCTTCTTCGCTACCTGCCCATGTATCTACATCGTATAGGTATTCAATCTCTCGATTGATAAGGAGCCACTCAGTAGCATCTCCTGTATAGGTGCCAATCTGTAGAGCACGCAACGGGACGTTGGGACACTTGCGGTCAAAGTATGGAGAGACGTTCTGAAACCAGTTAGGAAACATTAGAACAACTTCAGGTTGTTGATGCAACCGTTAACATACTCTTGGGACATCTCAACGTTATCAAGGAGATGATGGAACAACTCTTTGCTCTCATCTCTGCGTCCTAGCCACCAGCCAGCAACAGCCTTCTCAAACATCAAAACATATGGGCCGTTGTATTCAACGTATACGGGAAGTGATTGATTGTAATTTGCCATGGTGTAGACAAGGCCAAGTTCAGCAAAGGTGTACGCCTTCTGCCATTCCTTATTACGTTCATGGATACGAGAGAGCAAGAAGTATGCCTCTGGTCGTCCAGGAATCAGGGTCATAGCCTGCAAAATGTTTTGATAGGCAGTGGCATTTCTATCGCCCTGCTTAGCAAAGCAGAGTGACATCCGTAGCAACGAAGAGTATGCAACGATAGGGTTGCTCTTGTAGCCACGGTCTGCAGCACGCAGATAGAAACCAGCAGCAGATGCAAACTGTCCAGCATCGTAATAAGCATTAGCAAGGGCAAAGTTTTTATCAGGGTTGTACGAATCAAAAGCAACGTCTACTGCTAACTCTTTAATTGCCATTTATATCCTCCATAGTTTTAGCATTTTTTAATAAATTGCAATTTGCATGAGATGGCCTAACGTTTTCCAACGTATCGGAACCACCTTTAGCCAAAGGAATTAAATGGTCTATATGAAGACCTAACTTCCATTCTCCTACACCAACTTTTCTAGATGCATCCAACTCTATTGGTTCTTGGCATAGATGGCAGTTTACCCCGTATAAATCAAGAACTTGTTGTTCTAAATAAGGTTCGTGTCCGTTGTTTAACTTCCAAGCCTTGCGTTTTCTTGCATAAGAACGAAACTTTTCTAAATTTTTTAATCTATACTCTTCTCTTTCTTGTTTGTGCTCAGCACGATATTTGTCTTGATATTCTTTTACGTACTCTGGGTTATTCTTTCTAAACAACCTATTACGTTCAAGCACTTTTTCCCTACGTTTTAAATGGCCTTCTTTATTGTATTGTTTAGATTTTTCTGGGTTAGCAACACGCCATGCTCTCTTAGTTTCTCTACAAACAGTTCTACAATCGTCGCAGATAGGTGTGGCATGGGTTCTATGCTTTTTATATCCAGCCATAGTTCCACAATTATCGTACAAACGTAGATTACTTTCCATATGTTTTTGCTTCTTCTATTAGTTCGTTTACAACGTTTTGAGGTACCTCAAGAACAAAAGCAGAGTTATCTTGAACACCAAAACTTACAAGAAGGTTATCACCTATCTGTGCTGCACCCACGCAAAACTCAATTGGTGTATCCATAAATGCAAACTCTTTACTAAGCCCAACAAAGTTAAACTCTCTATCCCATACGACTAAACGATGGCGATAAGTTGAGTCTTTTTGGTTTAAGTAGTTTCTCCATAGGTTAACTTCATGGCTAAAAGTTAAGTAGTAATCGCCCCACGCAACAGTGTGCGAACCTCCTCTTTGGTCTCTAGGAGGGTTAGGCATACCGTTGTTTAATATAACTTGTTTTGTTTCTGGTGCATTAGGATTTGACCAAACCACTTCAGTTGGCATAGTCCATTTAACAAAGTGATAAGGTTTGTCAAGAATCGGTGAATAGTTCTTTTCACAATATGAAGAGTCGTTACCAGTTGCAGGCATGCGAACTCGCTGGACTTCCTTGACTGTCCAGTTCTCCTTGTCAATCTCTACCTTGCTGTACTCCATGCGACCTTGCCCATTGGTTGTGGTATCACGACGAACACCGATGAGGTAGTAGTCGTTGTCCCACTGCACCACACGAGCATCTTCAAGGCCAACAAACTCCCAGATAGGTGTGTGCAGTTCTAGCATCTCCACCTTGGTGTAATTGATGACGTTGTAGTCTTTATCTAAACGACAGAGGAAGTTATTTGTTACAAGACGCTGGTCTTTCTCTGGATGCAGATAAGACAGCGGCCCCCATGGAGAGAAAAAGCGCTTATCATTTTCAGAAATGTAGAGTGTGTAATTGACCTGCCTAAGATTGAGCAGGATGTCCCCGTCACTATCAATATAGACGGATGGGTTCATTAGACCCAGACCGTTACTGAGAGAGTTAGGTATAATGATGGGCGCTAATTTTCCGCCCTGAGAAACCGACTTTTGCACCAAATTCATGGCGCTACTTTAGCCCACATAGGGTTTCTGTACCAGTTAACCTATGCATATCCCCTTCGAAGGAGTTTTATTTTGGCTACGTCTTATAAGGTACTTTCTCAAAGCAACCCAAGCGCCACCACAGAAACCACACTCTATACAGCGCCATCGCTGACTTCAACTGTGGTCTCAACCATCATGATTTGCAACCAGGCTTCATCAGCAGCAACTTACCGCATTGCGGTTCGCCCATCAGCAGACTCTTCAACCGCTGCAAAGCACTGGATTGTTTACGGCGCAACAGTTGCAGCCTCTGATGCAACAGCCCTTACTCTTGGTATTACACTTGCTGCTGGCGATAAAATTCAGATTTACGCATCAACAGCGACACTCTCATTCTCTGCGTTTGGTTCGGAAATCGCTTGATTTCTACAACTGACTCTTCTGTAAAGGTTTGTTCAATCTGTAATGAGAACAAGCCTGTTGAGTCATTCTCTGGACGTAGATGCCGTCAATGCCGTACAGACATTGCTAGAGAGAAAATAAACTCAGACCCTGTTCGCCTTGAGAAGCGCCGTCAAGCGGTTCGTAAATGGCATGCAGAAAATCCAGAAGAAAGTTTTGCTCGTTATCGTAAGGCTCATTTAAAATATGAATATAATTTAACTCCTGAGCAATACGATGAAATGCTGGCTTCTCAAAATGGTGTATGTGCTATATGCAAAAATCCTGAAACAAAGGTCTATAAAAATGGAAGAACTGCATCTTTAGCGGTCGACCATTGCCATAGCACTGGTAAAGTTAGAGGATTACTTTGCGAAGATTGTAACCAAAGTATCGGAAAGTTTAAGGACGATTACAAAATGCTTTATGCAGCGTATGAGTACCTATCTATCCATCAAATGGAAGAGAGTATCTAATGTCAATTTCAACAGCATCCTCTTCGGTAGCAACACTTACTCGCTATAGATTTGTTGCTGCTGGTTCAGAGACTTCGCTTTCTGGTGTCGATGCTAACGGTAACGTTCTTGCCTACACAGTAGGTATGGAGCAGGTTTACCTCAACGGTGTCATGCTCGTGCGTGGCTCTGACTATGCAGCGATTTCTGGAACAAGCATTACATCTTTGACAGCACTTGCTGCATCAGATGTTGTAGAAATCTTAACTTTCTCGCCCTTTACAATTACTAATGCTGTTGACCAAACACTGGTTGACGTTAAGGGCGATATCCTCGTTGCTACTGGTGATAACGTTATTGCCAGAGTTGGCGTAGGCGCTGATGGACAAGTTCTTTTGGCAGACTCATCTCAAACAACAGGCGTCCGTTGGGGCGATGACGACCGCATTCTTCAATTAATGCAGGCAATCTAAGGAAAAGGATACAGTAAACAATGGCTGTAACATCAAAGACGCTCTATCGTGGAGCCGCATCACTGACAACAACTACAACGTTGTACACAGTGCCAACCACAAGCACAACAACTGTTGTGACCAACATTGCTGTCACTAACACAGCAGCAACTGCTGGTACCTTTACACTTACCTTAGATGGTACTGACCTTTTCACAACCGCAGCAATCGCGGCAAACACAACAGCGCTATTTGATATCAAGCAGGTTCTTGCGGCTAACGCAACACCAAAGACCATCAAGGGTGGCGCTTCTGCTATTACTATTAACTTCCATATCTCAGGCGTAGAGGTGGCATAACCATGGGTCAATCAGTATTTCCAACACCTACCTCTGCTTCTGGTACACCAGGGTTAAGCCTTCCAGGTATCCCATCTACAGTTTCTCTTAAGCATACTCTTACATCTACTAGTGCAAACATCGGTATTGCAGCAGGAACTACCTATGTTTACATACTCGGAATTGGTGGAGGCGGGGGCGGTGTATCAGGCTCAGGAGCAGGCGGTGGTGGCGGAGCATGTCAACAGGGTTGGGTGCCAGCGGTTAATACCTGTACAATTGGTGCGGGTGGCGGAGCAAACTCTAATGGTGGTAACACTATTTATGGAAGTTTAGTTATTGCTGGTGGTGGCGCTGGTGGTAGCGCAGGAACATTAGGCTCTGGTAGTGGCGGTGGAAGCACTGCGTATGGTACGTACTTAACCTCACAAGGCGGTGCTGGTGGCACTAGTAATAACTCAAAAGCACCAAGAGCAGGCTCTGCAGGTGGAGGTTCTTACTACAACACTTCTGGTGGAGATGGTATTTATACCGCTGGTGGAGGTGGCGGCGCACAGTTTGCAAGTGGAAGCGCTGGAAGTGGAGGGTCAGTTTCTGGTCCTGGTGGTAATTTCTCTGGCGGAGGCGCAGGTTCCACTGCTGGTGGAGGTTACGACGGTGCTGGTGCAGGTGGTGGTGCTGGTTATTTAGGAAACGGCAGTAGTGGTAGCGGTATGAACGGCGGTGCTGGCGGTAATGGAGGCGGTGGTGGTGGCGGTGGCGCTGCTAACTCTGGTGCTGGTGGTACTGGTGGTAACGGCGTCCTTTATATTTATTATTAAAAGATAGGAAAAAATACACATGGCAAAATTTGCAGTCATTCTTGACAGCACTGTACAGAACGTTATTGTTGCTGATACAAAAGAAATAGCAGAAGAAGTTACTGGTCTTACCTGTGTGGAATACACAGACTCCAATCCAGCAATTATTGGCCTTGGTTATGACGGTACTACATTTGAACAGCCAACAGCACCTACAGAATAGGTAAGTAAATGACAAGAGCCAGAGATGTAGCATCGTCTAACGTAAACGGTACTTTGACGACCCCTACCATTAACTTCGGTACTAATACAGCCCCAGTTCTCATCTCCCCAGAAGAGCGCATGACCGTATCTGCAACTGCTGCTGGTTCAACAGTTCAGTTTGATGCTGATACTCAGGGCGTTTTATACTACACATCAAACTCAACAGGTAACTGGACTCTTAACGTCCGTGGTTCATCTGGAACAACTTTGGCATCAAAGTTAAATGTAGGCGACTCAGTGACGGTCTCATTTATTGCTACAAACTCAACTGCTTATTACATGACAGCACTTACCATTGATGGTAACGCTCAGACTGTTAAGTACTCTG